TTGGAACAACAAGAGGCTTCACTAATTGAATTACACCAAGAAAGTGTAAAAAAAGAATCTGAATTATTTAAAGGATTGAATGAAAAATATGGAGATGGTAACTTCGACCCAAAAACAGGCGAGTTTATTCCAGCTCCAAAAGAAGAAACAGCAGATTCAGTAGAGGAAAAATAATCTTTTGAATCGGTTAGTTATACTTATATAAGAGTATATTATACAAAAAAATTAACAAGGAGTAATATAAAATGGCAGAAAAGATTGTATCACCTGGTGTATTTACGAGAGAAAATGACCTTTCTTTCCTATCACAAGGGATTGGAGAAATCGGAGCAGCAATAATTGGACCTTTCCATAAAGGACCTGCTTTCGTACCAACCGTTGTAAGTACACAATCAGAATTCGAAGAAATATTCGGTACACCTAATGGAGATTACTATTCAGGGTATACCGTACAAAATTATTTAAGAGAAGCTGGAGTAGCTACTATTGTTCGTGTAGGACATATAGGTGGTTATACTCACGCAGCACCTCTTGGAATTAAATTAAGTGGTGTGGGTACTAAAGATGATAAAATCATCGGTGTACTACATGGTACTGATAACCTTGCAGATGCAGATGGAGACATCACAACTGAATTATTTGCTTCAACAGTAATAGATTCACAACCTTCGGCATCAGCGTTCTCAATTTCAGGTTCTTTATTTGGAACTGAGATTTCGGCATCAGTTTTACCAACCGCAGGAAACGATTTATCAGATGTATTTGGAGAAAGTGCATTTGGTGGTAAAAAAGTATATTCATTTAAATATTTTGAAAACGCAGCAACTGATTTTGCAAACCACATTATAACTAGTGGTTCTCAAGTATCATTAGTTGCATTGGCTGACCAAGATTTCACACAAGATGTTCAACACGCTTCCACTCCTTGGATACAATCACAGTTGATTTCTGGTGAAAGACATAACCTTTTCAAATTACATACTTTAGGTGATGGTACTTACGCAAACAAAGAATTTAAAGTTTCTATCTTTAATGTAAAAGCAGCAGGAAGTTCTAACGCAACTGATTATGGAACATTCTCAATTGCAATTAGAGGTTACTCTGATACAGATAAAAGAAAAGTAGTACTTGAAACTTTTACTAACTTAAACATGGACCCGGCTTCACCAAATTACATTAAGAAAGTAATAGGTGACCAAAACGTTACTATTGATGCAGTTGGAAAAATGAACCTTGATGGTGATTATGTAAACTACTCTAAATTTATAAGAGTTGAATGTGTAGCAGAAGGTGCAGCACCAGTAACTGCAGTACCATTTGGACATGGTGCATATACCAACCCAATTTATGTTGGCGGTTCAGAATCAGAAGTACCTGCAGTAATTTTTTCAACAGGTTCTGCTGATAACAATTCATCTAAATCAGTAGTCTACTCTGGTATTGATTTAGAATCAGCACTTGTAAAAATTGATAATGCATCTTACCTTTCACCAATCCCTGCTTCGGCAACTGTTGGTGGAAATACAGTATTTGCATTTGATGCAGATATTAACATTGCGGGTGGTACTAAAGTTCATGGAGATGATGGGTTTGGTACTTTTAACTTCGGTTATACTATATCAACATCTGATACCGCTGCAATCATTAATAAAAGACAATTTACAGTAGGATTCCAAGGTGGATTCAATGGTATATCTCCAACAATCAAATCAGCTAAAGCTGATGATTCTCAATGGGGAGCAGGAAACGCACAAGGATTTAACTTATCTACTTCAACAGCAAGTGGTTCGGTTGCATATGTAAAAGCAATCAACGCAGTATCTAATCCAGATGATTTCGATATCAATTTGGTATCTGCACCAGGTGTTGTAAGAAGATTACACTCTTATGTATTTGATAAAGTAACTGATATGGTAGAAGCTAGAGAAGATGCATTCTTCATTGGTGATGTAACTGATAAAGATGATACTATCGCTCAAGCAATCCTACAAGGTGAATCAGTTGATTCTAACTACGTTGGTACTTATTACCCATGGGTTAAAACAATTGATAGTAGAACTAACAAATTAACTTCAGTTCCTCCATCAGTATTGATGCCAGGTATCTACGCTGAAAACGATGCAGTTGCAGCCGAGTGGTTTGCACCAGCAGGTTTAAACAGAGGTGGTATTACCGGAGCAGTTTCTGTACTAAACAGATTAACACATGCTGAGAGAGATACATTATATGAAGGAAAGATTAATCCAATCGCACAATTCCCAGGTGAGGGTATCGTTGCTTTCGGACAGAAAACTCTACAAGACCGTTCATCAGCACTTGATAGAATCAACGTAAGAAGATTATTAATCAAAGTGAAGAAATACATCGCATCTACATCAAGATACCTTGTATTCGAACAAAACACATCTCAAACGAGAGGTAAGTTCTTAAATACTGTTAATCCTTATTTAGAAGGAATACAACAAAGACAAGGACTTTACGCTTTTAGAGTGGTAATGGATGAATCTAACAATACACCAGATGTAATCGATAGAAACATCTTGGCAGGGGCAATTTACTTACAACCTACTAAGACAGCTGAATTCATTGTAATTGATTTCAACATTCTACCGACTGGGGCTAGTTTTACGGCATAACTAAAAATTAAAAAGAACTATATTTATAGTAGTATATAATAGGAGAATAAAAAAATGGCAGAAGTATTAGAATTTAACGATATGTTCTACACGAACTTCGAACCGAAGATGAAGAACAGATACATCATGGAAATTGATGGTATCGCTTCATATTTGATTAAGACGGCGAATAGACCTTCTATTCAATTCGAAGTAGTAACACTAGACCACATCAACGTAAAGAGAAAACTCAAAGGTAAAGGTGAATGGCAAGATATTGAAATCACTTTATTTGACCCAATCGTTCCAAGTGGAGCACAACAAGTAATGGAGTGGGTGAGAACTTCACACGAATCTATTACAGGTAGAGATGGATATGCAGATTTCTATAAGAAAGATTTAGATATCTATATGTTAGGACCAGTTGGTGATAAAATCGAAAATTGGAAAATTAAAGGAGCATTTATCAACAATGCAGTATTTAACGATTTGGATTGGGCTTCTAATGACCCATCAGAAATCACTTTAACACTTTCTTACGATTACGCAATCTTAGAATACTAATACCTATAATATACTTTTGATACTTCATAAAAGGTTCTCTTAGTGAGAACCTTTTTTTATGTCTTTTTTCTAACTTTTTAAAAGTTATATATTTATATACGAACATTAAAACAAATTTTATGGCAAATTATGATTTTCCAACAGAAATCATCTCACTACCCTCACAAGGTAAGTGTTACCCTGAGAGCAATCCTCTCTCGAAGGGAACCGTTGAGATTAAGTATATGACTGCACGTGAAGAAGAAATTCTTGCATCGCAGAATCTAGTGAGAAGGGGGGTGGTGATAGATAAGTTATTCGAATCAATTATAGTTGAGAAGGATATTAATATAGATGATATTGTATTAGGGGATAAAAACGCAATATTATTAGCAACTCGAATTTTAGGTTATGGACCTGAATATAAAATACAAGCTACTAATTCATTAGGGGATACACAAGAGGTAACAGTTGATTTAGGTAAAGTACAAACAAAAGAAATAGATTTTGAATTACTTTCATCAGAAAACAAGTATGAATTCACTACACCACATGGAAAAGATGAATTAGAATTTAAGATTCTAACTCATGGAGATGAATCAAAGATAGATGCTGATATAAAAGCACTACAAAGATTAAACAAAGGTAGTGTATCTGCAGAACTTACTACAAGATATAGATACATGATTCTTTCAGTAAATGGTGAATCTGATACAAAAACCATCACCAACTTCATTAATAATAAATTCATTACTCGTGATACTAAAGCATTCAGAGAATACATTGTTAAGATAACACCTGATATCAATATGGAATTCGATTTCGAGGATGAACAAACAGGAGATGTGGAGGTGAGAACAATCCCTATGGGAGTTGGGTTTTTTTGGCCTACCGAATAACTATTCTATATTACTTCATAATTTTTGAACTTTGTTACCATGGTAATGGATTTACACAAGAAGGAGTTTATAGATTACCAATTCATATTAGAAGATTTTATTATAAAGAACTTGCTGATGCTAAAAAGAAAGAAAGTGATGAAGTAAAAAAATCACAAAAAAAACAACCAGGCTCCTCCCCAAAAGGACCAAACGTAAGAGTGAGGAAATAATTTCCTCACTTTTTTTATGCTATATATTTATAGTAGTATAATTGGAGAACATTATGAAATTAACAAAAGAACAAGTAAATTATCTAAAATCCAAACCGGCATTCCAAAATGAAGGTATCGTTGGTAAGATTTTCGCAAGATTACTTAAGAAAAAACTTAAAAACAATACTGATTTCAAAAAAGCAGTAGATTCCTTTGATACTGCACAAGATAGAATGAGAAAATCTATCATAGATGCAGAAAAATCAGGAGTTAAGATTCCAAACGAACTTAAAAAATACGCTGGATTATAATAGATGGCAAAATCTAAGGCAGAAATACAACAAGAATATAATGAGGCTTTAAAAGTATCTCAATCATTAACCGGTGCGTTAAATAAAATGATTGATAATACTGAAAAATCTCAAAAAAAAGTATCTGATGCTCAAAAGAAATTTAATGATAATTTAAAAAGTATAAACGCGGGTGCAACTGATTATGAATCTACTCAAGATGCAATCTTAGCACTAGAAAAGCAAAAATCTGGTTTGGCTAAGAGATATTTTGGTGCAAATGCAAAAATACTTCCACAAAAACAAAAAGAAGTTCAAGCAAATATTGATTCACTAAAATCTGAAGGAGAAAGAATTAAATTAGTAAATCAATTAGATAATTCAGCACAAAGTTTAGCAGATAGTTTAAATGGTTCTCTTGATGGATTATTAGATGGATTAAGTGGTATACCTGTAATTGGTAAGGGATTATCAAACTTAGCTAAAGGACCTATAAATCACTTAAAAGGAGCATTCTCAGATTCAGCCAAAATATTTACAACAAAATTTAGTACAGCCCTAGCTTCTGGTAAGAGTGGTATGCAATCTTTTGGAATTGCTGCTGGTTCTAGTATGAAAGCGGTAACAAAAGCAATATTTAGTCCACTCGGAGTTATAGCATTATTTACTGCTGCCCTTGCTGCAGGTGCCATTGCTTTCTATAAAATGGAACAAGGTGCTAAATCATTTAGGAATGAGACTGGATTACTAAATTCCCAAACCAAGGAAATGGAAGGGAATATTGCTGCAGTATTTACATCAACAGTTGGGTTGGGTGCATCAATGGAAGATGTTGCTAAAGCAGCTGCTGAATTCACAAATGAATTTGGTGGTATAGAACAACCAAGTAGACAGGTTATGGAATCCATGATAGTTCTTAATAAGAACTTTGGAATTGCAACTGGTGATTTGGCAAAAATAAATAAGTTATTTACAAATTTAGGTGGATTATCACAAGATGTTGCTCAATCTAATATAGAATCTCTTACAGCATTATCACAACAAGCAGGAGTTGCACCATCAAAAATAATGGCTGATATAGCTGAAGCAGCTGAAGATGCAAATGGATTTTTCAGAGGAAACGTTCAAGCATTAGGTGCTTCTGCAATCAATGCAGCAAAAATGGGTTCTTCATTAAAAGAAGCAGTAAGAGTTTCAAAAGGTTTATTAGATTATCAAAGTTCTGTTTCATCAGAAATGGAAGCAAGTGCAATTCTACAAACAAACTTAAACTTCTCACAATCTCGTTATTTAGCTGCAATAGGAAAACCTGCTGAAGCTCAAGCAGCGATGGTAAAACAACTTAGAGAAACTGTTAATCTAAGTCAACTTAATACCTACGAACAAGAAGCGTTAGAAAAAGCCACTGGTATGTCTCTACTTCAAATGACAAACATGGCTAGAGTTCAAGAATTAGGATTATCATTAGATGAAGATAGAGCAAAATTATTAGGAGAAGCAACTCAAGCAGGATTAGATATAGCAAATATGTCAGCTGATGATATTAGAAATAAACTTAAAGCTTTAAAAGTACAAAAAGAACAACAAGGTGCTATTGAAAATATGGGTAATGAGTTTTCAGCATTAGGACAGAAAGCATTGATGGCATTTTTACCTATTGGTAAAGTATTGGTTAAAGGGTTAAGTAAAGCAATTCCTATTATTCAAGGTATAGGTGATGGTATTACATTTATGTCCACAGGAATCTCTAAATTTGGAAATGCCGTAATGACGGCTTTGACACCAGTAAAAACTATACTTGGTTCTTTTATTACTTTATTTACTGAAGGACCTCAAGCATTTCTTGATAAATTAAAAGAAATGGGTCCTGTTTTATCTGCAATTACTGGTGTTGTTGGTACATTAGCATCAATTTGGGTAGTTTCAATATTACCATCTGTGGTTGCAACAGTAACTTCTCTTGCAGTTGGTATGTTAGGAGCATTAGCAGCAGCAATTCCTGCTATTATTACTTTTGCCGTAAGTATGGCCTCTGCAGCAATTGCTGCTATATCAACCGCGAGTGCAATGACTCTTGGTATTGGAGCTTTAGCTATAGCCGGTGGTATCGCTGCAGCAGCAGTAGCAATGGATTCGAGTATGGATAGTACTAAAGGAAAAATTGAAAGTGTAGAGGATGGGGTTATATCTCCAGATGGAAATATTATAAGTACACATCCTGAAGATTTCTTAATTGCAACCAAATCACCAGAAACATTAACTAATACAATATCAGATAGTGGAATGGTATCTATGGATGGTGTTATTA